GGTGGGGGCCTCCGCGGGGCCGGCGGCGGCCGGAGCCATGGTGGAGGTCGCGCTGACCTTGACCGGGGCACCCTTAACCGTGACGTCGTAGCCGCCGGAACGCGAGCCGTCGTCCTTCGGTTCGCCCCAGGACTCGGCCACGGTGAAGGACACCGCCGAGCGCACGAACCGCGAAGCAACCGAGGGCAGTTGAGAGGGCTGGACGCTCCCGGAGATGGTGGACACGAATCCCTGACCGCGTTGGGCGACGTCGACCGAGACGTCATCGAGTCCGGCCCGGGCGACCCGCTCCTCCTGGTACGCGGGGGTGGCGAGCATCTGGGCGGTGCGGGCGGGGGCGGCGGGATAGGAGATGGTGATGGTCTTCCTCATGGCGTGATCCTGCCACGTCTTACCGGGGCGGGTCACATTCGGGTCTCGTTTGCTCAGAGGACCCGCTGGGAAGTCGGATTGAGGGTGGTGCTACGCGCTGACATGTCCTGGCCGGCAATCAGCCGGCTCAACGAGCCGGGTCCGCTCACTGCGGATAACCTTGAGAGGTGCCTAATCTTCTGCCTAACGCCCTGAGAGACGCAGTCGACCTTGCTGAGGCCGACCTCGACTGGATCCACCAACTGGTGGCCGACTGGCAGCTGATCGCGGATCTGTCCACCTCCGACCTGGTCCTGTGGGTGCGTACCCGGGCAGGGCGCTTCATTGCCGCCGTGCACACCCGCCCATCGGGCGGCACCACGGTCCACCTGGAGGACGTCATCGGGCGGCGCATGCCGGCCTCGCGTGAGGCCATGGCCACGGAGTCACTGTCCACCGCTCAGATCCAGGACGCCGCCGAGCCCTACTGGACCGGGACCGCTGCGGTTCAGGAGGAGTACATCCCCGTGGTTCATGCGGGTACGCCGATCGCTGTCGTCACCAGAGAGACCTCGGTGGGTGTCATCCGTGGAGGGCGCATCGTTGATCGGGAGATGGAGGAGATCGCCGACGTCCTGTGTCGAATGACTGCTGCCGGCGACTTCCCCATCCAGGGCGCCGGTACCACGATCCGACATGGCACCCCACGTGTGGCCGACGGCGTTCTGCGCCTGGACGAGGAGGGTCGGATCATCTACGTCAGCCCCAACGGGCGCTCCTGCTTCCACCGCCTGGGCATCAAGGGCGAGTTGGAGGGGATTCAGCTGGCGGAGGCCGTCACCTCGATCATTCCCGCTCGCACGCCCGTAGATGAGACCCTGGCGGTGGTTCTCATGGGACGCCAGGCATGGCTCACGGAAGTTGAAGTCGGAGGAGTGTTCCTGTCGGTGCGCTCCATCCCTCTGACGTTGGGGGGGCACCGCTCCGGGGCAGCGCTCCTGGTCCGGGACGTCACCGAGGTTCGTCGTCGTGAGCAGGTCCTGCTCAACAAGGACGCCACCATCCGGGAGGTCCACCACCGGGTCAAGAACAACCTGCAGACCGTCTCGGCGCTGCTGCGTATGCAGGCCCGCCGTGCCTCGAACGAGGAGACCCGCCAGGCTCTGTCCGAGGCCGAGCGCCGGGTGACCACCATTGCCACCGTCCACGACGCTTTGAGCCACAACGTCAATGAGCATGTGGACTTCGATGAGGTCTTCTCCTCCATCCTGCGCATGGCCGCGGTCGTGGCCACGCCCACGGGCGAGGTCAGCACCAAGCTGGAGGGCTCCTTCGGAGTGGTCGACGCTGACACGGCGCAGGCGCTGGCCACGGTGCTGGCCGAGCTCGTGACCAACGCCGTCGAGCACGGCCTCGATGGCCGCGACGGCCGCGTGACGGTCACGGCCCACCGTGACGAGGACCGGCTCGAGGTCCACGTGATGGACAACGGTGCGGGCCTGGCGCCGGACACCCTCATGACCGGACTGGGAACACGGATCGTCACCACGCTTGTGCGCGGGGAACTGCGCGGGGTCATTGATTGGGAGCCTCTGAGCGGAGGGGGCACCGACGTCGTCATTCATGCCCGCCTTCATCAGCGGGCTGCCAGGGCTGAAGCCTGACCTTTCCTTTTCCCGCTGTAGAGAACCCCTGGATCAACAAAACGGTGTTCGCACGATTAACCGTGCGAACACCGCAGTGTCAAGAACTCGATCAGTTTTCAGGAGGACCGGCGGGCCCTGGCCGCCCGGCGCTTGAGAGAACGGCGCTCGTCCTCGCTCATGCCTCCCCAGACGCCGGCGTCCTGGCCGTTCTCCAGTGCCCACTTCAGGCAGGTGTCCACCACCTCGCAGCGGCCGCACACCTCTTTTGCCTTGGCGATCTGGGCAATGGCGGGACCTGTGTTCCCCACGGGGAAGAAGAGCTCCGGGTCAACGGTGAGACATGCGGCTTGGCTGCGCCAATCCATAAGGGCCCCCTTCAAGGTCATCGGTCACGCGGCTATCACCTGCCCGGCCTGTCAGGGCTCGGCGACCACGTCTGAGAACAACTTTCACATGGCGGGGGGCGGTGGGCAAGACCTCGATCGTGAGACCTGTGACGATAGTCTGTCGTGATCCTCACAGGATGTTGGAATGTTGAGGTAACGCTGCATTCCTTTATCGAGAACGCTTGTTAAACAGTGTGTTCACTAGGGTTTTCGTCATCGTCGATCGTGGGGTGCGGCAGTATGATCTGAATCGGTAGACACGTTCCGCGATAGACGAGGACCCCGCGTCCCGGGACCGTCATCGCCCGCGGATCGGTGGCCGCTCTCAGAGACATTCCTGCGGCCTGGTCGGCATGTCGCAGTCCGGGCCACAGCACGACGAGCGCCTCGCGCTCGCGCAGCGTTGATATCGCGCCTCGGAAGGTGGCAGCGACCTTCTCCGTCGAGGCTGAGGCCAGGACCACCTCTGATCGCGCCAACGCTGCCTCCACCTGGCTGATGGTGGCGGGATCCGCCAGGTCCAGGTCGTCGACGACGAGACTGACCGTAGGGAGTGCCTGAACCAGTGCCCGCAGTGCCGTGGAACGTCCCGAGCCGGCTGGACCCACGACCAGGACACTGGCGCGTGCTGGCAGTGTGATGGGGAGGGCTGCGTCCCCGCCCACCGCAGCGTTCCCATACACCCGAGCGTTACCGTACACCTCAGCGTTACCGTACACCTCAGCGTCACCGGACACCCGAGCGTTACCGGACACCTCAGCGTTACCGTACACCCAAGCGTTACCTGATAATGACTGATCTAAATTTTTTTCTGACTCAACAAACCCACCAAGCTGTCCAGCCACAACGGCACCAAATGTAACCAGCGCTTTAATTCGATATAGCTTTTTACCGCTCCAATGCTCAATAAATTCACCGGTTAATTCGTATTTCTTTTGCTGCTCTTTCATTTTTAACCTCATTAATTTGGATAATAAAAAAGCCACTATTTATTAGTGGCTTATGGTGGATTTCAGAACGGAATATCATCATCGAAATTGTCCATCGGTGCTTCGGCTGCCGGTTTGCTTGCCGGGGTGGCACGTGGTGCAGTTGGCGCGCTTGGTGCTTGGCTTGAGTAGCTTGGCTGTGCTGCCGGTGCGTAGCCGCCGGATTGACGATCACCGCTTTGCCGGCTATCTAACATCTGCAACACATCGCCTTGAATTTCTGTGGTATAGCGATCTTGCCCGTTTTGGTCTTGCCATTTTCGAGTTCTTAAACGCCCCTCAACATAGACTTTAGAGCCTTTGCGTAGGTATTCGCCTGCCACTTCCGCCTGACGACGATAGAACACAATAGAGTGCCATTCGGTCACTTCGCGGCGTTCACCGGTGTTTTTGTCATTCCAGCTCTCACTTGTGGCCACACTGATTTTCGCCACGGTATCGCCGTTCGGCATAGTGCGGACATCGGGATCGTTGCCCAAGTTGCCGACAAGGATTACTTTGTTTATTCCTGCCATGTTTACCTCTAATTTTTGTAAGCTCTTAATGTAGTTAAAAATTGGGGGATTAATTTATCAAACGCACTCATAAGCAATGGATTACGCTCAACAGTAAATAAATAAAGCGTTTGCTTTTGATATTCCGGGCAGTAGCTCACAAAATCCCATGTTTCATAGCCGGTCACCCACAAATTCGCTTGCACTTGGATTACATATTCAGATGGCAAGCCACCCTCTAATAAGTAACGAATATGTGTACTCATTTTTGGGCATTTAATCTCAAGTCCTTTTTTGAGTTCGGGGATTAGCCCATCAGGGCTAACCATCACCTCTCTGTTTTCGTCCAAGTAAACGCCGCCAACCTGCTGAACAGAATTGCCCGTAATAAATTCATAGGCGGAACGGGCAAGCGGCTCAAGTTGATTTCCACGCTCCATGAATCGTGACTTAAAAGATTCGTCTTGTAGTCCGATTATGCTTTCTTCAATCAACTCTGCCATATACTTGATTTGCGCGCTTGATTTTTTACCGGTTGCCGTCACAATGTTTTCAAAGCCCGTTGCCGTTGGGATACCTAAACGGGCTTTTAACCATTCTTCCGAGCCTTGTTCACAATCAAGCGTTATTAGACCGTCAATCATAGCGGGACATCTTCTCCGTCATCTTCTTGTTGCTTATCAAGGCGACTATTGAGGATTGATATAGCATTGTCGGCTTGCTCTTTTGTCATTTCGGAAATATCTGCATGACCGTATGCCGTCAGTAGTTTTTCCGTGCTTGTACCGGTTGCGTCAATTAAACCGATTAACATTTCTTTCTGTTCGGATGTAATTAACGCTGAAACATCTATCACGTTTTGTTTAGGCGTTACGTTTACCGGCTCACGCTGCGTTTCCACGATGCGATCTGCCTCATCTTGGTCGTAAATACCTGTGAAACCAAAGGCCAAGCGCGCGCACTGAATCATTGCTTTGTGGCGTAACATTCTTTTCGGATGCGTTTTCCACGGGCCCATGTCACGAAAACACTCGCTCATATATTCCGTTACCGAAATCGGCTTTGAGCGGTCTTTGCGGTAAATTCTGCAAGTGCATTTTTCATCATCTAAATCAAATTCGATACCGTCAAAATTTGGATTTTCATTAAGAATTCGCGCCCAACCATCAACGCCGACAATCGGAACAATACCATTTTGACGGTCGGGAAATGCGTAAATTTCTTTCGTCCAAGGATTTAATCCATATTGATTCGCCACGATTAAAAGTGCGGTCATTTGACTGTCATTTACATTACCCTTGAAAGCTGTATTTTTTAATGTCGCCATCAAGTCGGAACCGTCCGCAATTTCAAAACGTTTAGCCAGTTTGTCTGTCAGATTTTGTAATGCTGTTGCCATTTCGTTTTATCCTTTAATTCATTTTTTTAAGTGATACATTGTCGCCATACTGTGCTTTGACTTTGCGAGCCAAGGCGATTGCTTGTTCTTGCGTGCCGGTAAATGCAATGCGGATTTCAAAGTTAAATGTTGGCTCGTCAGAAAGTGCGGTCGAATTTTCTTGTGTTTTTTCTACCGCACTTTGCGTTTCCATTTCTTCTGCAACGGCTTGCGCTTCCGCTTTTACCTTAACCTCTTCTTCGGCTTTTGCTTTTAACTCTGCCTCACGCTGTTGTTCGACATTTACTCGCTCAGCAATAATTGGCTCAAGGTCGTCCGTGCCGGCAACTAACTGCAGCGCATCTCTAAATAAATGCTCATAGGCAATCGGAATCATTTTTAAACGCGCTGTAATTCGAGCGGATTCTTGGGCCAATTCAGCAAGAATTAACGTTTTTTCGGCATTAACTGATTTAACTAACCCATCAAGCTTTCTTTTGTTTTTTGTCGCCTCTTCGAGGCGGTTTGTTATCGCTGATTTCGGCATAGTCTTTTCAAGTGCAAGAGAGACCGAGCTTTCGTACTTGCCACGGATTTCCGAAATTTCATCAAGCGCACCATTGACAATGCGCTGTTTAATTTCCGCTTCTTTGGATTCAACAAGTTTTTTGCGTTTTAAGCGCTCTTGTCTAAATGTTTCAGCCCACTCAGCAGCACTATCTAATAGCTCGGAGACTTCTTTGCTACCGTTTTTCACGCCGTCAATTACCGCACGGATTCGTTTTTCAACCGCTTCAAGCTCTTTAACTTCTTCTTTTGCGCGGGCAAAGTCATCATCTGTTTCAAACTTGCTCGTGAGCGTTGCAAGAAATTGCTCAGCTTGTTTTTCAAACTCCACAATATTTGTGGATAGCACTTTGCTTTCGGTTGTTAAAACTAAATTAAATTCGGCTGTCATTTTTATCCTCTCCCATAGCAACCACTTTTCCAATATTCGCAATCGTCATCGATGTCTTGCGTGTCATCATCAAAATCATCGTTCTGCGGTTGCGTCTCAAACTGTTCGTAATAATCGTCAGGATTATCAAAATCCCATACCGACCCACGTCTAATTTTTGCCATTGCGTTTTTCCTGTAAAAGTGCGGTCGTTTTTTCGAGATATTCTTGCGACTCTGTGGTTAAATTTGGCTGCGCATCACCAAATTCCTCAATCCATTCGGCTTTTGCCTTAGCTTCCCACTCCGCGCTGATTTGCTCGCTCACGCCATTGTTGTAATAGTCGGTGGCGCTTGTATGTTGCGTTTTTATCGACAATGTCGCCGACATATACAGCATCCATATCAAACCTAAAATTGCGATAATTGCTGCGATAATTAATTTTTTCATTTTTTGCTCCTTGGTTTTTCGTTCCGTTGGCAAAAAAAAGCCCTCGTTTTACGGAGGGCAAACCTAAGGAACCAATTTTATAGGTTGCATAAGTTTTAAGCCCTCATGCTCGGCTGTGGAGATTGTAAGGTGGCTCTTGCAGGGATTCGAACCCTATGCACTTTTTTACAGCAATCAGACACTGTTAATTGATAATACGCCTTTCGGCGACCCGCTAATTTCCCTTTGTCATTAGCAAACACAAGAGCCATGTTTTATTGCCATTTCAAAGCGCACTCTGTCTTGCATTTGACGCGTTCGCATGCTTAAAACTGTCGATCTGCCGAATGCGCTTTGAAATTCACACTTTAGTTTTGTGCTCCCCAAAACTTTAAACTTTGACGCCGTCAACCGTTGCAAGCTACGCCTATTGCTTGCCAGTTACCGCATTGCCGCTGGCGGGTTGCGGATTTTATGTATAGAGAGCTCATCGTTTCCGACTTCTTTCTGTGATTGCGTATTAGTGTGATATACACATTGCTCCATCCCTATACCGACTTTGCTCAACGCAGGGCCGTGCTTTCGCAAAATCCCTTTATGTTGTCACTAAATTTACCGTCTCTCCGGTATGTCACGTTTCTTACGTCACGTTGACGTGCATAGTTTGTTTCATGCCGCCTTGTTAGCCTCCCTCCTGGGAGCGCATTACTGTCAGTCTCACTACGAGTCATCGGCTTGTCTAACATTGCAATAAAAGACTCTGTTCGGTTGCTTACGTTTAGCTATTCCCACCCATTGGCTTTGTTTGCATTTCCGTAAGCATTCACACCGCAATGTAAGGTTTTCTTCATCCGTTCATCGCTATTTGCGATCCATCGGGATTGGCGTGTTATCGCAACAAGACCAAAGTCACTTACTCCTAACTACTTATCGCTAATTAATCGGTGAGCTTTGTCATTCCCACTGCCGTCTTAACTGCGCTTAAGTGTTGGTCGATGTGTTTTTAATCGTATTGTTAAAGAGCATTGCCTTTCGGCTTGGTTGTAAAACCTTTATTCAAGCCCTCACCAAAAGGGCTTAGTAAAGATTCTTATTGTTTTGTTAGTTGTTCCGCCTTTACCGGGAACCAGTAACTATCAGTGTTTAAGTAAACAAATCGCCCACCTGAAATAGCTTCTTTCTTTTCAAAACCAATAACTTCAAATGGACCGAATTTGATTCCAAAGTCGTTTTTATAAATAACTCGGTCGCCAACTTTTAAATCACACTCAATCGGCGAGACCGAATTAAGCTGTTTTTTAAAGTTTTGAAGATTTGTCATTTTTAGGCTCCTTGTTTTTGTGTATCTCGTTTTGATGGGCTCATTATGTACTTTAAGTTCATTATAGTCAAGAACAAAAAGTACATATTTAAAATAGAATGTACTATTTGTTCATATTTAATTGATTTTCAAAGAAAAAATTTTTTAGAAAACGTGTTTGATTGCTTGTTTTTTAATCAAAAGAGGGGCGAAAACAGAAAAGTGCGGTCGTTTTTTGAGATGTTTGGTGAGCGTAAGCAAGTTTTTGTTGCTGTTAAGCAAGCGTAATGAGGCTAGATTTTTGGGGGGTTGTACTAAATTGAGTGGAGAATAAGCAAGATTTGGTGAATTTAAGCAAGGGGAGATTTGGGTAATAAAAAAACCGCCTGAGTGGCGGTTTGTTAGTTAGTTAATATAGCAATAAGATTGTGGTGGTGTGCCGGATGGCAATACATCTGAAATTACTAACGGTTCGTCATATAATTTGAATGAATCAATCTCAAATGCGTGTGCTAAAGCTCTTGAAGAAAAATATTCATCAAAGAAATTTTTAGTAATACCCGAAAATTCCTTTGTCTTCTCCCAAAGAGATTCCGGTTCATGAGATAATGTATGTTTAACTTTAAATTCTCCCACTACTTTTCCAACTGGTTTCGTTGAATAAACAACAACCGTTGTTATGCCTTCGCGTTTTGGTAGAGATTTTCTGAATTCAAACTTTTTTTCACCTGAAATGATTTTTTCTACAAATTCAGGTTTAATCGATAATAAAACTTTCATTGGCTTTTGATAAAAATAGAATTTTACTAAAAATTTCATCCGAAATTGGGTGAAGTACTATTCTATTTTGATCTCCGATAATGCCATTGTCAAGCATAGATTCACGATTAATTCGTTTAGATAAAGCTAAATTATATGTGAATCTAATTATAGATTTAGGATATTTCTTACGATAGAAATTAGTCAATTCTTGTTCGGTAAATACACTAAATTTTAGGCAATATTTAAGATATTCAGAAAGCGTTTTAAATTCGCTAATATGGCGAACGCTTTCTACTACACAAACGGAAGATAGTACAGATCTATAATAGGCTTGCCCTTCAATATCTGTTGTTCTGTACATAACGAGAATATCGCCTTGCCTTAAATCATGTGCATTAGGTGCTGCTGAAATGTAAATTTTGTGAATGCTATTGGAATGTGATACGTCTTTGATTATATCCGGCGATTCCCCAATCAGTTTCGATTCCGGAAACATTCTTGTGTGATATTCCGGCTTGATGGCGAGGAGGTATTTGTTGGTATTTTCACGGTGAATAAATGGGTAGTCCTGATAGATATTATTTTTTATTACATGAAGATCTCGCAAGTAAACAAATTCAGTTCCATTATTTGTAACTTTTTCTCCTACACTTTCAAAACCATAGAATTTGAATAAGTTAATTAAGGCTTCATGTTTTTCAAAAACAGTAAGATAGATTATATCGACTTGGTTAATTACAGCAATATCAAGTATTTTCTTTATAAACCGCTGCCCTCTGAGCGTCCCTGCGGGATTAAACTTAAAGGTTCCTACTTTCATCACCGACTTTCCGTGAATCGGCGGATTAATATCCTCTACATCTCGCTCAAACTTATAATATAGGAAGCCTTCAATTAGATTACGGTGATTATATAAAACATAAGCCCGTTCGTTTGATTTTCTCCGAAACCAGTCAGAAAATTCTTCGTAATCCTCTTTTAAACTATCAAAAAATGGATCGTTCAAACTAATATTGGAAAAGTATTCAAATTTTAAATTATCCATAGCAATTTCCTCATTTAATAATTATTGGGCGTTGAAAACTTATACACCTTGCCGCACTATAACGTTTCTACACGTTCCCTTGCCACGCCAATAATGCGGATCTCTTGGTTGAGTGAGCTTAATGTTGGAAACATTGGATTAAGTGGAACAAGCTCAAAGTGCGGTATGCCTTCCGGTGTTCTTGTGCCAAGCTCTTTGTATTGTTTAAATGTCGCCTCATTATCGCCATTGATTGCGGCGACGAATTTCCCCGGAGTAGGCAAAATGTCGGGATCGATTAATACCAAATCGCCCTCATTAAAACGAGGAAGCATGGATTTTCCTTCGATTCGTAAGTAAAACGAGTTTTCAGAGGCAACCACTGTGCTTGGGATCATCTCGTAGCCATCAAACCCTTCAAGCGATTTAATATCCGTCCATAATCCTGCTTGAACAGGACTTAATAGGGGATAAGATCTTTGTTTTTCGATTTTTTCAATCGAGACATTCTTATCGCCATAAGTTAGCCATTCCTTTGTTACCTCAAGAAAGTCAGCTAAAACATAGATATTCGCTTGAGTTGGTAATGTCTCAGCATTAAACCATTTACTCACGGCTTTTGGCGTTATTTTCAATATATCCGCAATAATTTTTCCCCGCCCTTTCTCGGGTAGGTTCTTTCTCTTGCAGGCAATATCCAGCCGTGCAGCGAAATCCCTTTTAATTTTTTCTTCAGTAATCATTTTTTCACCTTTGAACTATTGGTTCAATTATAAATAAAACTTGAAGTACTTTCAGTTCTGTTTTATGATGTACTTTAAGTTCATTTAAAGAGGTCATATATGAAAAGCTTAAAACACATTATTGACTCTTTGGGTGCGGCTAAAGTGGCAGATTTATGCGGTATTTCTGTGCGTGCGGTTTACAAATGGCGCACATCAAATTCTCTACCGAGAACTGAATACACAGGTGAGACCCGATATTCAGAAATTCTATCTCAAGCCTTGGAAAACGTTATTTCTGCAGAAGAGATTAGAAACTTTAGCAATCCCATTAAGTCAGGCTCTGCGCTTAGCGCATGAATACAATTTACCAACCTTTACCCAAAAGAAAACCATAAAAACAAGGCAAAAATTATGGCAATGAAGAAAGTCATCATCGAAATGATTGAGAAGATACCTGGCGGCAAAAGTGCAGTAGCCGGATTTCTAGGATTTTCGGCGGCGGAGCTGGATAACCGCTTATATCAGACGAAAGGACAACGTTTTAAAAACGAAGAATTGATCGCATTGCAGCTTGAGTATGGCTGTACTGATTTTATCGAGGAGCTTTGCCGAAGTGCTGGCGGCCATTTTGTACCGGCACCAGTCGCAGGCGAATTAGACTCGGTGGAAATCTCAACCTTACAACTGCGTGAACTATCGGCTCGTGGATTGTTGTTTGAAGCATTGGAAAGTGCATTAGCCGACGGCGAAATCACCACCGATGAAGAAGACGTGATCCGCAAATTGTTAAACA